AGAAATGAAAGCCCTAAAACTGTTTTTACAACTATGCTTAATATCAGGTATTTGTGTGATAATTGGTTTTAGCGGTTGGATTCTTTACTTTGTTTGGTGGATTGTTGAGGGGATGAAATGAGTACAGATAATCCGAAGTATAAAACCGTTTTAGTCTCAGATTTAATTCCTTATGCGCGAAATAGCCGCACTCATAGCGATGTACAAGTAAACAAAATCGCGTCAAGCATTAAAGAGTTTGGTTTTCTTAATCCCGTTTTGATTGATAAAGACAACGGCATTATTGCAGGGCATGGCCGCGTTATGGCCGCTCAAAAACTAGGACTAAAAGAAGTCCCAGTGCTGCAAATTGGCCATTTAAGCGACACACAAAAACGGGCTTATATCATTGCTGATAACCGTCTTGCCTTAGATGCTGGATGGGACGAGGAAATGCTACGCGTTGAGTTTGCCGAGCTTGCCGAAGACGGTTTTAACCTTGAGTTGACGGGGTTTGATGTTGGCGAGCTTGGGCATATTATGTTTGATGACGTGGGTGATACTAACGAAACGCCAAGTGCGGAACCCGAGTCGGCGTATAAGGAGCAATACGCGGTTATTGTGACATGTAAGGACGCGACCGAGCAGGAGACCGTTTACAATAAACTAGCGGAGAACGGTTACGACGTAAAGGTGGTTTGCACATGAAAATATCAGTAAATAACAACTGTACTGATTACAACAGTTACAGAGCGGCGCGTGTTAAAAGCCTATTTAACGCCGACAGCGGTGCTAATTTTAATATCGACGCGGATATAGCAGTGGATGACCTTGATTGGTCAATTGGTGTTGTTGTTGGCCCGAGCGGTTCGGGCAAAACATCTATTGGTAAGCAGATGTTCGGTGGCGGTAAAATCTACGAGCCGCAGGGGTGGGGCAAGGATAAGCCCATTATCGATTGTATCGCGCCACAAGGTGATTTTAACGACGTTACGGCGGCATTGTCGGCGGTTGGGCTTGGGTCTGTTCCTGCGTGGCTTAGACCGTATCACGTGCTGTCCAACGGTGAGAAGTTCCGAGCCGACCTTGCAAAGATTGTATGCGAAGCACCAGAGAGTGTTATTGTTGACGAGTTCACTTCGGTGGTTGACCGACAGATTGCCAAGTTTGGCGCGTTGGCCTTTCAAAAGTCGTGGCGACGCACAGGCGGCAAGTGCGTTCTGCTTAGTTGTCACTATGATATTTTAGATTGGGTTGAGCCTGATTGGGTATTTGATACCGCAACAGGTAAACTTGAACGGGGGCGACTTCGGCAACGACCAAAGTTTGACCTTGAAATTCACGAAACAGACAAAAGTTACTGGCCGCTTTTTGAGCCGCATTACTATTTAAAGCTGCCGTCAATGATTGCGGCGACGTACTACGTGGGGACGGTTGACGGAGTACCAGTCTGTCATTTGGGCGTGTCTCCACGATTGGAGTTAAACGGAATGAGAGCCTCTCGCATGGTAGTTATGCCAGAGTGGCAGGGAGCAGGCGTTGGCTCGCGTTTTCTTGACGCGGTGTGTGAATTACAGGTGCGTGGCGAGGGGCGTTACGGCGACCGCGTGAAAGCCGTTTATTTCCATACTTCACACCCCGGCCTTTGTGCGGGTCTTCGGAGGTCTAAAAAGTGGTTGCAGGTGAGTTGCGTATTGTTTGGGGGCAATAAGAAAAAGTCGGCTGCTACAATAAAAAAAGCAAACGGGGTTATCGGTGTTGGTTACGGCGGCCATTTTAGAGCGGTGCAGGGCTTTAAGTACACGGGGGCAAATTGAAGCTAAACGTATTTATAGCGGGTCAAAAGTGGATAGGCGCGGAAGTGTACAAAGCAATCAAGGAGCAGGGGCTTGTTAATATAGCAGGGGTGTGTGCGCCATTTACTACAGACGAGCGCAAGGACAGGCTTTACTTTTCGGCAAGCCGTGACCGTGTCCCACTAATACAAGCAGGAACACTAAACGCCGACAATTTCCCTGGTAATATAGACCTGATTATTGCAGCGCACTCGCACGACTTCATTGGCGAAAGAACACGCCTTAGAGCGCGTCTAGGGGGTATTGGCTACCATCCATCACTCTTGCCATTACACAGGGGGCGCGATGCTATACGCTGGGCTTTACGCATGAACGATAGGGTGACAGGTGGCACAGTTTATAAGCTATCTAATAAAATGGACGGCGGCGATATTCTTGCACAGCAGCATATAGTAATTGACCCTAACAAATGCACAGCGGAGTCCTTATGGCGCGAGTCACTTGCACCAATGGGTGTTCGTTTAATTTTGGACGCGGTTAAACAGATAGTGGAAACAGACAGGGTTGTTGGAGAGCGGCAAGACGAAAGCCTAGCAACGTGGGAGCCTTCAATAGACCGTCAACCAGCCTTTCGACCAGACCTTATTTTGCTAGAATATAACGAGGTGCAAAATGTCAAAACCACTGCATCAACCAACTGAAAAAACAAGAGCAGAAATTATTGCATTGCGCTCTTATGGTGTGCCTATTAAAGAAGTTGCTGCATATATCGGCATAGATGATAAAACACTGTACAAGTATTATCGTGAAGAATTAGAAAATAGTGCAATTAAAGCAAATGCCAATGTTGGCAAGTTTTTATACCAAGCAGCAAGTGGTCAAGCATTAGCTACAGGCGCAACACATAGCGATTGCGTAAGGGCTGCAATGTTTTGGGCTAAAACTCGCATGGGGTGGAAAGAGACAAACGTGCAAGAACACACAGGCGCGAATGGTACAGACTTACCAAAAAACAATGAGATAACAATTACCGTTGTCGATGCACGAAAAAATGCCTAAACTTAACAGCCCACAATACGAATTTACCAAGATGCCTAACAAGTTTAGAGCATTTGTGGCAGGCTTTGGAAGCGGCAAAACGTGGGTTGGTTGTGCTAATCTATGCCTACATTTTATTAAACATCCAAACATTCCTGCGGGTTATTTTGCCCCTACTTATTCACAAATTAGAGATATTTTTTACCCGACAATCGAAGAAGTAGCAGAGGATTGGGGGTTAGAATGTGATATACAGGTTAGTCATAAAGAGGTACATTTATCGCGCAATGGCCAAAAAATAGGGACTATTATTTGTAGGTCAATGGATAAACCTGCAACAATTATTGGGTTTAAAATTGGCCATGCTTTAGTTGACGAATTGGACACTATGCCGACTGATAAGGCGCGCCATGCGTGGCGCAAGATTATCGCGCGTATGAGATATAAAGCCGATGGACTACGAAATGGCATTGATGTAACAACAACGCCCGAGGGCTTTAAGTTTGTACACGAGCAATTTGTAAAACTACCCAGTCAAAAGCCTGAGCTAAAATCAAACTATGGTGTTATTCACGCTTCAACATACGACAATGAAGCTAATTTGCCCGATGACTATATAGCTTCATTAAAAGAGTCTTATCCGTTAGAGCTTATCGATGCTTACTTAAACGGACAGTTTACAAACTTAACGAGCGGTACAATTTACACTAGCTATGACCGCCACCGGTGCGCGTCTAATGAAACCATAAAACAAGGTGAGCCTTTATTTATTGGGCAAGATTTTAACGTAGGAGCAATGGCCTCGACAATCTATGTTAAACGCCCGAACGGGTGGCACTGTGTTGACCAATTAACGGGTATTTACGACACACCTGAGCTTTGTACGATTTTAAAAGAGCGATTCACTGGCCACAAAATAACAGTATATCCCGATGCTAGTGGTAACAGCCGTAAAACAGTTAATGCGAGCGAGAGTGATATATCACTATTAAAACAGGCTGGTTTTATTGTTAAAGTAAACGCACAAAATCCACGAGTCAAAGACAGGATTTTAGCGGTTAATGGTGCGTTATCACAGGGTAGGATGTGGGTTAATGCGCGTAAGTGTCCTGATGTTGTTGCGTGTTTAGAGCAACAGGCATACGATAAAAACGGTGAGCCTGACAAGCACAGCGGCTTTGACCATCAAAACGATGCGACAGGTTATCCAATTGTTTATGAAATGCCAGTTCGCAAACCAGCGTCGAGCGGTATTGCTATGAGTATGTTCTAATGACTATCACGACAGACAGCACATTGCGCCATGAATTGACAGTGTCAAGATTAGTCACTGGCATTGTACAATCTCGCATCATGCCGTCATATTTGGATTTATCAAAAGCAGTTAAAGCGGCATTAATTGACTATGAGCCAACGATGAGCCGTAAGGATTTTGATAGATTTAGACAGCGTGTAGGTTTGCTTGTCAGTGAAAAAATGGCTGAAATGTGGGATGGTACAACGAATGATTTATTTGACTTGGCAAAATATGAAGCTGAGCATATCGTCGGTGAGTTATCAGGAGCTACAGCAGTAAGTGAAGCGGCAGTAGCTAAAGCCGTCAACGCCCCGATGGTGTTGGCAGGTGCAAAAGTGGCACAGGTCGGCACATGGCGCGAATACGTGGCAGGTGCTTCAAATAGCACACAGACACGGATTATTGATAACACGATACGCCAAGGCTACGAAGTCGGCGCAACTGTCAGCGAAATGACTAATAGGCTTGTAGGCACTAAAGCAAATAATTATTTAGATGGGTTAATCACAAATACGGGAGCGCGTGAAGCTGAGGCATTAGTCCGAACGGGTGCTAATCACTATGCAAATGCGGCGCGTGACGTTGCAGCACAAGCTAACAGTGATTTAATTCAAGGCCGTATTTTTCTCGCCACTTTCGACAATCGCACAACATTGACTTGCCGACATTTTGGCACGTTGCACAAAATCTATGAGTTAGATGACCCTGCCACGCCTAGACCCCCTTTGCACTTTTCTTGTCGGTCTGTCTTGTCTATTGTGCCGATTGGATTTGACCCATTCGACGGCACACGGGCGGCAGTGGGCGGTCAGGAAGGCGAAACAGCAGAAGAATTATTCAACAAAAAGAATGATAGACTCGATGCTAGACGCGAAAAAGCAGATGCTCAACGCGCACAGGGTCAAGCAGACGTGAAAGAAGTACCGAGCAAGGTAACGTACTCAGGCCGTAAAGATTCGTCTATTTTCAACGCAGGTCAGATTGACAGTCACACAACCATGGATGCGTGGATGCGTCAACAGCCAGATTGGTTTATTGAATCGTCACTGGGAAAGACGCGTGCTAAACTATTCAAAGATGGCGGCCTAACATTAGACAAATTTACTGATATGAATGGCAAGCCATTAACACTCAAACAAATGAAGGCGTTAGATAGTTATGACGCGGCATTTAGGAAGGCTCAACTATGACATCACTTAAAAATCAGCATCCCGATTATTTAACCGCCGCGCCTGATTTGTTTTTAGTGCGTAAATTTGTTGAAGGCGAGGCCGCAGTAAAACGCGAAGGCTCTACGTTTTTACCGCACCCAAACCAACTGGAATGCAATACGCCAGAGCAAATTCGTCGCTATGAATCATACAAAATGGGTGCTGAGGTCGAAGACTTTCCAGCGCGAACATTAAACGATTTATTGGGCGC